AGTCTTGGGGCTACCGACAGATCAAAATTAATGGCCGCTTACAGATGGCCCATAGGATCATCTGGAAGATTGTCACAGGGAATGATCCGGCTGAGCAGATTGATCACAAAGACGGAAACTGTGACAACAACGCTTGGCAAAATCTCAGAGAGGCAAGCCAACCGCAGAACCAATGGAATACGAAGGTTCGCTCAACAAATGAGAGCGGCGCATCAAATATCTTCAGGCTGAACACTGTAAGAGCAACATCAAAAAAGTGGCGCGTTAAAATCTCTCACAACGGAGTGAGAGAATTTATAGGCGACTACCACACCTTTTCAGAAGCAATTAGTGCCAGAAATGAAGCTATTACGAAGCACCGCTCTCCGGGTTTTGTTAGGCCTTAGGCATCGTCGACAGATGCAGTCCAAACAGTAAGGCAACCCCAATCCTTGAGCTGATTGGCGGCGTTCTTGTAGACGATCTTGCCCATGCCATAGGCCATCTCGACGCCGGCGCCCTTCTTGAACTGGTAGTCGGTGTCATCGAGCTTGGTGGCTTCAGGAAGCTGGCCCCACAGAAGGCCCAGCGCGTTACGGCCACAGAAGAACGACGGCGCACAGTTGATCGTACCGTTGCTGAAGGTCAGCAACTTGTCGATTTCAGGCACCTTGCGGATGATCACGCCGTGATAGAGCAAATCGCCCGGCATGAAGATCGGGTTCTTCTTGTAGGACGTGCCCTCACGCGGGCGGGCGTCCTTGTTCGCGGCCTGGATCGCCGTATCGGCTTCCAGATCGCGGAAGGCGTTCGAACCGACGAACCACACATATCGCTCATAACCGTCGTCGGTCGTGATCGGCGTGATCTTCGGGTCGGACTTCTCCGCCATCGTCTGCGCAAGACGGAGGATCGCAGCCGAAGCCTTGTCATCCGTGTTATCGATGTTCTGCAGGGAGGTCAGGAACACCGAACCGAGATTCGAACGGGCTTTGCCCATCAGGACACGGTCTGAGTTCGCAACCATCCATGCGTTGCGGTCAGAGGCAGTTGCATCCGAGAAGATGATGCCGTTCACGCGCTGGCCGTCGTCAGAACCAAGCCCGGCGGGCTCGGTCTGGCTCGGGATTGCCATGAACGCCAGAACCATCTCGTCGCGCTGTTTGGTCCGGCCCCATTCGCTGAGACGCGGCGCAGCCTGACCGAATAGATCGAACGACGCTTTCTTGATTTCAGCCTTCGTTGCGGTCACGGCGTTACGGGCCCAATCGAGCCAGATGCGCCAGCCGTAGTTGCCGATGGCCTCCTCGTTGCCCGTCAAGGTGCCGGAGCCCTTGCCCGAGCCACGCAAGGCGGTGATGATCGGAACGTTGATCTGATCGCCGCCGTATTTGCCCTCCTCGTGGAATGAGGTGATCACGTTCATGCCGTCGTCGCTCATGTACGGCGAAAACATATTCCCGCGCACATATTCGACAATCAGCTTGTTGCGGAACTTGATGCCCCGGTTATTCGTCTGAGTCGTGGTGACGGCCATGGCCGCTCATCCTTTCCGCGAAGTCAGCGCCTTACGCCGCTTCGCAAAGCAGTGTTGAAGACTTCCCCCGCGTCCTCCTCGTCCTCATTTTCGTCGGCCGCAGCCGTGACGCGATTGAGAGACGGAAGTGCAGGTGTGGCCGCGCTCTTGGGTGCAGGCGTCTTGATGCCTTGCGCTTTTTCGAGCGCCTTTTGCAGGAAGGCTGGATCGTTGAGCGCCTCATCCAGCTTTTTCTGGATGAAAGCGGTCGGATCGCTGCCAACCTCTCTGAGAACCGATGTTTTCTGGTGCCAGTTCACGATGTCCCCGAACGGGTCCATCGACTGCTTGACACGCTCCACTGTCGCCCGCGCTTCAGGATCGCCAGACAATGCCGCCTGATGAAGTGCCTGAAACGCCCCCTGAACCTTTTCCCGCCCATGATCGCGGACAGCATCGCGCATCGAGAACGTCTCGATGATCTTGCTGACTTTGCTTTCGACGGGATCGATTGCCGCTTTCACGCCATGACTAACGAACCCATCCGGGTTCTCAAAAATGTCCGGGCGTTCTTCCGGCTCTGCTTTTGGCTCAGGTTGACGTGGCTGGATTTGCTGCGCGAACTGATTAAAGCGCTGCTCCCACTTGCGGTCATTCTCAGCGAGGCTTTCGGTCAGCTTCTTCTCAAAGCCGCTGTTCGTCTCGGTAAGACGCCGTTCGAAGTCGGCAACAGTTTCAGTGTATTTCCGCTTTACCCGGTTGCGTTCCGCATGAAGCGCGCCGTGGGCATCATCATGCCCCTGGTCGCTCTCTTGCGTCTGTTCCTGCCCATCCTCTTGCGAGGGCTGTTCAGTTTCAACGACCGGGAGTTCGTCAGCGAGTTCCTGTTCAGACGCGTCAACGTCCGCCAGGACAGAGTCCAGCGAGTGGGTTGTCATCGGTTTTCCTGTTTGTGTGATAGGTCACATTCGCCCGTGATCCGGCGACGATGCCTGTGATGTGTCAGGCTCACTCACGTCCGTTAAAGGCCGACGACGCCTTGACGCCCGTTAAGCCCGGCGACGGCTAAGCTTTACAGGTCAGGAAGCCGTTGAAAGCTTCTCGACAATCTCCGCCTTGTTCAGGCCTTCCACGTCGATACCGCGCTCAGCAGCGAGCTCGCGAAGTTGGCCGACTTTCATTTCGCTGTACTCGGTCTTGTCGTTCAGGACGGGACCGGCATTCGGATGAGGATCGGCACCCTTTGGCACATAAGTCACGCCATCGACCGAGAACATCGGATTGCGCTTTGCTTTCGCAATCATATGCTCGTTGCTAACTTCGACTTCCTCGCCGCGCGGAAAAGTCATGCCATTCCACACGTTCTGTCGCGGTCCTTCTTCTTCCTCTGTGGGCTCACCGAGCCAGATCAATTTTGCCATACTGTTATCCGTTAATTCGCAGCGGCGCGTTGAGGCGGGCGCGCTGGCTGCTGTTTTGCTCGCGTAATCGCCGCCTCATGGTTCGTGAGCGCGGCGGCCTGCGCCTTCGCTCGCATGATCTCGATTTCCTTGTTGGCCTTGAACTCAGCAATCGCTATTTCAGACTCAGCCTTTTCGCGCTCTAGCTGGCGATCAAACTCGGCCTGCTCACGCTTCATCGCCATTTCAGCGATCATTTTTTCGCGCGCAGCCTGTGTCGCGGCGACCTGCTTCTGCTGCTCTAGCTGGAACTCGGCAACCTTGTTCTGCTGGTCCTGCTTGGCCTTCGCGGCCTCCAGTTGCAGCTTAGCCTGCCCTGCTGCGGCCTCTGGGCTCGGCTGCTGCTGCGCTTGCTCGATAATGCCAAGCACCTTCTTTTTGATGCTCAGCGGTAGATTCGCCGTCTCAATGATGACCTGCGGCGGAACGCCCGGGATATTCGACAGCGCCTGGTACACGTCCTGCATCTGCGTAACAGTGTCCGGCCCCTCATCGATGATGATGTCCACATCGAGCGCACCGAGCGGGTTTTGCAGTACTGGCGTTCCATCCGGCCTTAACACCGACATGCCCGTCACCGGGTCCTTCACTGGCTGGTTGACTGGCAAAAACTGCGCAAGGCCTTCGTCGTCAGTAACCCTGATCCAGCGTTCGCTCGTCCAGTTCTGTTGGATGAGACACCAGACCGCGCGATAGACCCGCATCTTCCAGCCGCGCCAATTCACGATAAATGGCCCTAGCTGACTCAGCGCGGCCTGCTGAAGCAGCGCAATCGCTCGGCCCGACTGATCGCTCCCAGCCTCGCCAAGCAACTGAGGACTCAGCCCAGCCGTTTCCAGCGACTGTTTAGCCTCCTGCAACATCTCCATGTTGCCCTTAGCCTGCTCGGCGTTCGATTTCTCATCCACCTTCGCGCCGGGAGGGATAATCACCAACCCGTCGTTGCTGTTGATCTGGCGCTGAATCTCCTTCGGGTCGTCAACCGACCCGGCTTCCAGATAGACACGGATCGTATTCAGGGCATGCAGGCCCTTGGACCGACGATGGTTCACCTCGTCCTGCATCGGGCGAAGGTTACGCACCAGCCCGTAGCGGTCGCCGTCATGGTCAATGTTTGCGCTAAACATCACATAGCGCGGGAACGTCTTGCCCTTCTCGTCCTTATGCGGCGAGACGCCTTCGATCAGCTTCATTGCGCCGGTGTAGAAGCAGAAGCACCATTTTCCGTTTTTGATGTACCACTGCTCGACAAGGCGCAGCCGCTTCTCGTTGACTTGAACCCAGACCTTCTCTTGATCGTTCAGGTCCGCCGAATCCGAGCCGTCACCCATCGATGCGACGTCATCCAGTTCATCCGCCCGATCCGGGAACATCTCTTTCGCCAGATCAAGGTCAACCCACTTGGCAACACCCATATAGCGGGCGTCAGACAAGTCTTCCTTGATCGATCGCGGATCGTAAAAGAAGCCGTTCAGAACGCGATCAAGCTTGATGTCAGGGTCACCCTGATCGCCTGGCTCGACAGACAACTCCAAGCCGACAACCGCCTTGATCGCCCCTTCCCGTGCGATGACCGGCGTGAAGTCCTTCCAGCGGTTCTCATCAAGCACAAAGTTCAGCGCGTAGGTCGCGATTTCCGCGCCCATCTCATGCTTTGGCGTTCGCGCATATGCCTTCGGATCTTGGCGCAGCTTTTCAACCACGCCGACGACGCCATCAATATTCGGCTGGATGCGGTTATCCGTGACGACCGGCTGGCCGCGATCCTTCAGCTTCTGGATTTCTTCGCTCGTCCACTGATCGCCGTGATAATAGCGATCCGAGCATTCCTCCTCCTCACGCTCATCGCGCTTCGAAGTCAAGTAATCCTGATACCGCCGCTTCAGCGTCGAGAGCGAGACGTAATCACCCTCCTCGCTGGGCAGGATACCGTTATTGACCATTTCAAAGCACCTTTAGCGAAGTCGATGTATCGCGAGACATGCGGGAAAACCCGGAATTATTCTTGGGCTTGATCGCACCATCAACATTTCGAACCCACGGCCTCGACATGCAGCCGTAACGCCACTCATCGCCCGCGTGGTCTTCCATGTCGCTGTCGAGGTCTTCCGGCCTGTCTGGATCGTGCTGAAGCGCTGGAATTGTTCGAATGCTGTCCACGCACGTCGAGAAGCAAACAATCATCGGGTGTCCGTCATCGTCACCGACGAAACGAGCGCGTAACTGATCCCAGCCACCCATAGCGCCCCGGCCCGGAACTCGCTTGTTGTCGGCCGGGCGAAAGAAAATCTTGTTTCCCGAACCCTTCGTAATCCGCTCATTGATGCTCGGGCCGCCGTCTTCCGAAAAGGCCGCCGGGTCCAGCACCCCGTAGGATAGCTTCGGATCGCTCGATTCCTTCTCGCGGAGCTTGGCGCCCACCGCTTCAGCCGTCAGCTTCAAGCCAGTGTTCGGCTTGCCGGGCTGCATCCCGTACCATTCGCGATACCGCACCATGCATCCGCGCGGCAGCGTTAAGCCCTGCTCGGTCTTGAACGTCTCGCCAACAACTGCCCACCAGCCAAAACTGAACGGCTTTGCAGATCCCCAATCCCCTGACCTGAACCGCGTCCAGTCTTTCGGGACCTCAAACGGCCTGACGACGTGTCGCCGCGAATCCCAGCAATCGAAGAATGCCCCCTCGATAACATCCCAATCGCCCCAGCGCATAGCCTTGACGAGCGTGGCGGAGCCAAGGCCCTCAAGACGCATCTCGTAGCCTGGGTCATCCTCGCCCATGCTTGGGTTGTCTTCCAAGCGCGCCGGGATGTACTGCCGCAACATGCCGCCATCATTGGCCGGCATCAGCCGCAGATCCATCGGCTGGCCCGCGGTGACGAATGTCGTCTTCACCCACAGGTGGCCAATATTGCCGGGGTTAGCGCCGCACAGAATGCGAGGAAACTGACCGGCGTACTGAGTCGGAAGAACGATACCGACCATGCGAACGCGATTGCGCAGGAACCGATACATCGTCTCGGTAAAATGCGTCAGCTCATCAACCAGCAGGACATGGATCTCCGCGCCCTGATATTTGTAGATGTCCTTCTCATCCTTGCAGTGGCAGAGATAAATCTTCGCTCCGTTCCAGAAGCGAATTTCATCCTCAACGATCGTCACCCAGCCTTGCGCAGCCCATACTGCCAGCATGGCGCGAAAGCCTTTAGGGCCTTCCATGTGGTTCTTGATCAGGTCGTCCCGAACGCGACGAAATAGATAGACCTGCAATCCCGGAATCGCAGCGCACCATACGATTGCTGCAATGCGCATCAGGTGCGATTTTCCGCCTCCTGCCGCTCCGCCGTACAAAACCTCCGTTGCCGGCGTTTCAAACGCCTGCCATTGCCTAGGATGCAGATGAAGGTTCAGGGCGTCCGGTGAGGTTGATGATCGGGACGAGCGGAGCGCCGTCTGCACCTGTGACCTCTTGGGTTATTTTATCGCCGTACTTTTTCGGCGCCATGCGGGCCATCAGCCATTTGCGGGTATCTACACGGAGCCGCGACCGGTTCAGAACCTCGCGGTTCTCGACCTCTTCCGTCGAACCATCAGGGCGCTTGCGCTCCATCCAATCGTTCGTGCCGTCGTCGGCAATTTCCAGAATCTCTTCAGCGTAGTAATCGGCTTGGGCCTCGCGCGCGCCCGCGTATTGGTCACGAAATTCCTTGTGTTCAGCAAGCCAGCGCATAACCGTCGTTTTTGACGGCATGTCCTCATCGCCGCAAATTTCGCGGAGGCTTTCGCCAAGGCCAAGACGGACACAGATCGCCGTTGCAGTTTCAGCGCTGTAATCCGAAGGCCGCCCACCCGGCATCTCAATCCCTCAAAAACAAAACCCGCTCCGGATTCCTCCGAGCGGGCGCAATTCTGTACCGTGCATTAAATGCGAGTAACACTGATTTGCGTTGTTACAAAACGTCAAGAAACGATTTGATGAATTCTCTGTCTCGTCAGACCAAGTGCGTCGGCAACAGTTTGTAAAGTTGCACCGTTCTCGCGGGCTTGCTGAATTAATTCTTCACGATCAGTACCACGCTCAAATGCATGCTTAATCTCGTCAATCTGGGCACATCGCTGTTTTTCATGCTCGGCCTTGCGCGCCAATGTGCCCAGTTTTGCTTTCTGCTTTCGCTCAGTCTCCGATTGAAAATATTTCCCAGTAAGCCTCGCATACCGGCCTATGGCAGCATTTCGTGTCACACCGATTGCTTCACCGATCTGGGCGAACGAATACCCCTCGGATTTTAACTTTTTCAAACGAGCGTCCTTGGCGTCATTCCACATGGCAGCCTCCTACGAATTGAATGATTTTGCTATTCGCGACTCCCTGTCAAGAGTCAGTTTCGGGTCGATGTGAAAATGCTCCACCAGTTTGTCGAGCCCAAGCTTAACCAGATCGAGCGCTCCGAAATCATCGATCTTCCGCTCGAACACAACGTGATGCGTGACCGCCCGCTGAACCTTGTGCGGCTCACAGGCGCAGAATGCCGCGTCGTAGTCCCGAGTTGCCGCGCGGATGACATGCTCCGGAGCGTCTGCTCCAAAGCCACCCCCTGAGCGCAGCAGGTCCATCGCAACCGGATGAATCGGCGGATAGCCCTTCACCGATCGCCAACGGGCTGCCAACATTGCGTATCGCGTTCCCGCCTCATGCTGTGCCGGCGTGATCCAGCCCTTGAGCAGCATTCGGCCGAACTCGGATTCGGCTTCTGGCATCTCGCGAAGCTTTCTCGGCACCGATGCCCTGTGCGGCTGAGCTGCAACCTGAGCTCTCGGGTTCACGTAAGCCCTGGCAAGCTGTCCGTTCGGCTGCCTGCGCCCTGTCTTCCTCGATCGGCCTACCATGATCGTGATCGCCCCTTGCTTGAGTGGGATGGATTGTCGGGTCCAGGTCAGGCTGAGCATGGGTGGACCTCGGAGTCCGTGGGTGGATTAGGTGGGGTACTACGTACCCCAACCCCTAAATCCACCCATTCGGACTGGGTGGATTTGATAGGTGGATTCCACCTAATCCACCTATGTGAATTGGCGTTCAAACCAACCTCCATTCGTCGTGGGAATCATCCTTCGACCTGATTTTTTCGATCAGGTTTTTACGCACCAGACTGTCGAGTGAGGTGTACACGGTGCCCTTTGCCGTACTGGCCATCAGGGCAAGACGTGTAGCGCCAAGAGGCTCACCGGCCTTTTTGAGAGCAGCGATCAACCGTTTTTCGACTGCACCAAGCTTCTGCTCGGGTTGGTCGGATGACCCTTCTGGATCAACCGGGTGCGCTTCCTCATTAAGGATCAATGTCGATTGTTCAGTTCCGTTTTGTTCGAAGTGTGCTTTGGCTGCTGTCAGTTGGATGGTTTTGAACTCGTCAAAATCTTTCTGTTTTCCTTTTGGGGCTTCATTGATCAGTTCGATTCCTGTTGTTTTGCGCCGCACGTGGATCACGGTGTCCGCAGCGTTGCGCAGGCCTTCGTTGCCGAGTTCGTTCTTGTCGGTGTCCTTGCCGCCATGGTGCACGATCATCAGGTGCGCACCGGTAGCCTGGCGGATGGTTTCGCAGGCGGTGACAAAGGCGTTCATGTCTGATGGCTGGTTCGGATTGCCGTTGCCGAAGGTGCGGCTAAGCGTGTCCACCACGATCATGGTGATCGGACGGTTTTCGGAATCGAGAGCCGTTAATAGTGCCGCGATGTCCGCTTCGTTGGTGAAGTTGAGCGCGTGAGGGATGATCTGGAAGTCTGGCTCGGGTAGTTCACGGCCCCGGGTCGAGAGCCAGCCGAGCGCGCGAGATCCGAGGCCTCTAGCACCTTCGGCTGCCATGTAAACGACGCGGCCTTTCTTTACTGCTCGATGGTGCCAAGGAAAGCCAGTTGCCACGCACAGGCATTGATCGAGGGCAGCGAAGCTTTTGAGCGATCCAGACCGTCCCCAGAGCATTGAGAGGCCATTGACGGTGATAATGCCGTCGATCAGCCATTCCGGGGGCGGCAAGGATGCAAGTTCGCCAATAGAGACGAGACGGACGCGAGGTTTCGGCGAAGATGTGAGAGCCTGCGCACTCGCAATGATTGCCGCTGCATCGCCAGATTCCGCCACGCAGTCCGCGGCGTCCCATTTGGCCGGCTTGTCTGCTGGCGGCGTGATCAACCGGACTGTGGCGATCTGACCAAGTTTGTTCGCTACAGCCTGACCATAACGCTTCCCCGGTTCATCATTATCCGGCCAGATAATGACGGTCTTGCCGATCAGCGGCGACCAGTCGGTTTTCTCGATAGGCGCGTTGGCGCCCTGCATGGCTGTAGTGGCCGGAATGCCGATAGCTGTCAGCGCATCCGCGCAGCCCTCGCCCTCACACAGAACAACCGTGGATGCGATGGCAATATCTGGAAGCCGATAGAGCGGCCGCAGGTCAGGAGCGCCCTGCACCCACCTGGTGACACCGCCCTCAGTCTTATGGCAGTATGGCCGGAAGGTCTTGGACTCGCGAGTGCCATCAGGCTCATATCGAACCACTGATGCGGTAACGTTACCGCGGGTGTCGTAATAACGGAAAGTTGAGACTGGAGCGCCCAACTCTAAAAGGTCTGCGCGCGGCTGTGTGCCGAGCTTGGATTTCTTCTGCTCAATACGTTCGATAGCTGACGGCTGCCATTGAGATTTCTCAACCTCGATAGGATCGCCAAAATACTCCTTGGCAATTTCCTTCAGCGACAAGACGAAGTTGGAATTCTCCGAATAGCCCATGCATGCGCGATAGAGCGAGATGAGGTCGCCGCCTTCGTTGGTAGCGTGATCGTGCCAAAGGCCGGCATCGGGACCGGAAAGTTGAACCGAGAGCGAGGCACCAGGCTCGCCGTAAACGTTGCCGATGCGGGCTTCCGACTTGGTGAGAAATGCCCTCCCCGAAAACAACCATTCGACAAAGCCCCTCGCGTCCGCGTGGAGACGCGAACGAATATCGTCCGCGTCCACGCTGGTGCGCTGGGTCGTTTCGCCCTGACGCTTTGCCTGGTTGAAGTCGAGGATTTGGCCTGTCATGCCCAGCACCTTTCACGGTGCGAGCACATCTTGCAGCGCCAATCTGTCGGGCCCTTGTCGGTAATGCGATCAAGCAATTCGCCGGCCTGCGTGGCCTTAATGACCGAAACGGCCCGATCAGACGCGGCTTGTGCTGTTTCCGCATCAAAGGGGACGGCTAGATGCAGGATTTCACAGTTGTCGCAATTAACTGCGGTGAACAGCGCAGGATTCGCATCAAGGCCTAGATAAGCCATGTAAAGCTGCACCTGATCAAAATACTGCGGGTAAGCCTGCTTCAGGCCGTGCTTCTCGAGCTTCTTCCAGCCTGAGGATCCAAGGGCCTTGTGCTCCCATAGGCACGGATAGCCGAGCTCATGGATCGGCGGGCCGTCGAGAATGATCCCGTCACAATGCCCTTTGAACATATCGTCGGCGGTTGAGAAGCCGGTTGCCGGTGTTCCACGTTCGATGCGGAATCCCGCCTGCCCGAGTGCCTTGACGGTAATCTCTTCAAACATATGGCCGCGGGAGAAAATACGCTTGGTACGAGCGGGGTGGACCGCATCGCATTGCCAGTCATATTGAACCTTGCGCAGGCACTCAGAGCCGATCGCAGACGCGCCGAGATAGGTGCGGCGCTCTTCGCGTTGTTCATTAAGTGCAGCCTTGTCCATCAGCGCGTTGATTTCGCTATGGACGACGGCCGACGCCAGGTTTTCACGGTTGAAGTCGAGCATGGTCCCCTCAAAACGGAATATCGTCGTTGAGTTCGGATTTCGAAAACAGCGGCCCGCCGTTGGCAGCGGAGTTCTCCCGCTCCATTTTCTCGCGGCTGAAACGAACGATCTTCGGACCTGCGTTTGCCCCATCATCCCGAGCCTGCAGAGCGGCGTCCGTCATCTTGTAGATTTGCCACGCAAAACCGACGATCTGGCCCTTCGACCATTCGCCTACCGGCTTCGACCAATCGATGTCTTTCAGGCTGCCAAGCTTCGGCAGAATGGTCTCGATTGCACCAGCTTCCCAGGGGGCCGGATCACGATGCAGGGCGCGTTGGATGGTGGAATCGTAAGACGTGCCCTCAGCCACAGCCTGTTCAGCACGAACTTTGATCCAGCCGAAGATGATGGCGGCTGCGATCCAACCCCATTCGATTTCGGAAAGGCTACCGATCGGGGCGCGGGAATTTAACCCGTCGCCCAGAACGTCTTTAGCAGCCGAGATGGCGGCAGCGGTTGCTCTCCGCTGCCACTCGTCCTCGGTAATAATGGCTGCTGCCGGCTCGCCCATGTTACTGAGCCCAGGAAGGCTTGCCGCTGGACGATGCAGCCTGCGCAGCGGCTTGAGCCACATTCTGCGCAGCAACGCCGATAGGCGCCATGCCGCCCTGCTTCACCTGTTCGACCTTCAGCCAGTCCTTGCGGTCGGGGGTAATGACAGCCACGAGAACGTTCTTGTCCTTGTAACCATCCTTACCCTTCTCGACGCCAATCTTGGCGACGAAACGCAGGCCGTCGAAATCACCCCACGAGTTGACGCGGCGCTTGACTGCGGCGTTCGGGCTCTCGTCGTCCGGGCGGATACCGTGAACACTTTCGAGAATTGCGCGAAGGCGAGCAGCGCTGATTTCGCCGGCTTTCTTCTGGCCTTCTGTGGTGCCTTCGACCGTGAAGAGCGTCCAGAACTTGCGCTTAGCGAACGAGCCATCGACCACGGTGAACTCGCAGTCGAGGGCCTCGCTGTCACCTGACTTGGACCGCTTGAGCCAGCCACCCTCGCCTGCATTGCCGGGGCGGACGGTCATGTGGACGGAGGCAATCGTGCCGTCCGGAATAAGGTCGTTGGTGCGCTGTTCGGATGCATTGTTGAAATCGTAAGCCATTGTCACTTCTCCTTATGCTGCTTCGGTTGCTGTGGTGGTTTCAGGAATGGTGTGAACAGTTGCCTTGCGAGGCGTCTTGCTCGTGAGCTTCGCGAGCCACTTGCCGAGATGAGGTTCTTCGATCTGCTCAAGGCGACCGGAGCGATCCTTGGCCGGATAGGCCCATTGGTTCGGCTGGGTGCAGACCAACGCACGGACGGCGTTGCCATCGCCAAAATCGACAAACTGCATGGTAGCGATCTGGTCCACAATGCCGGGCAATTCCTTGCCGGTCTTGCCGCCCTCGATCTGCAATTGCCAGGTTGAGACGTTGAACTCATCTTTGAGGTTTTCGAGGATGCCGACAAAGATGACGTTCTTGCCGCGCGTGTGCTGCAAATGCGTCAGCCACCCAATCATCTCGCGACCCATGAGGCCGTAAGTGCCGCGGGTGTCCTTTTTGCCGCGCTCGTTGAAACTCTCAGGCTGCTGCTCGCACCAGCGGAAGCAAAGACGGCCGGCAACCGTGATGGAATCGATGAAATAAGTTGCGTACTTCTTCAGCCCATCGGCACCACCCATGGCCTCCGCCACGGAGTCATAATGTGCCTGCGAGTAACAGGCCGTCGCCGGAAGAGCCGGGTTCGGGCCGCCCAGATAGCAGGCAAGATCCCTGCACTCTTCCCATGTGCGTGGCTGGAACGTGTCAACTTGCACGTCCTGCACGGCGAGGTCGCCAGCCTCAAGGTCAACGAACAGCGTGTCGCTGCCGTTGAGCGTCCTGAGAAGCGTGGTCTTGCCGATACCGGCAGGACCGACGATGAGGGCCTTGACGCCCTTGTCTTGTGCCATCCGCTCGTCGGCGGAAATGATCCTAAGCTTGCGTTCCACTTTGATGCTCCTTTGCTGCTTTGAACTGGATAGTTTCGAGATGGTTGGTTTTAAAAATAGCTGGCGCCCGCCGATAAGCCGGCCTCAGAGCATCCCATTCGGTCAGGTGCTCAAGAGCCTGATCCACGGTCCGGGCGAGAGCCCAGAAGTGCCCAAGCGCCAGAACCTTGTCGCGGAAATGTTTCTGCTCGGGGCTGAGAACGCCCTTCGGCGCCTTCATCTCAAGCCATCCGATGCGGCCTTGGGGGAGGCAGACAAAAATGTCTGGCGTACCGCGGCGAACGCCTTCGGCTTTGAGGCGTGACGCAACCCGAATGTGGCGCTTCTCGCCGTTCGGAATGGCGCGAACTTCCAGCTCGGGGCGGAGCGCGAGGCGCAGGTAATCCATCAAGGCAACCTGGATGCGATGTTCGGGAGCGGCGCGTTTCATGTGAAGCGAGCCTCCGCATATTCTGCCGGCGCAAACTTGGCCCCATCAGCCACCAGATTGCGGCGCTGCGCCTCGCTCAATTCGACGCGCAAGAAAATGTCATGCTCAGTCTTGACGGTCAGCACCGTCTTGCCGGGCTGAGGCTGGCTGAGATAGGCGAGTTTGGCGCGGGGGTCGGTCATTGGCGGCGATCCAGTGCTGAATAGCCGGGAAGCGGATCGCCAAAGAAAGCTGCCGTGAGATCGCGAGGCATGGCGGATAAGCGAAGACTACGTTCGGTGAGAACGTCACATGATGGACGCTCTGCCTTCGTCGTCTGCCCGTTTGGATGCAGACGTGTTGATTGGATACCACTCGCGATGCGCCGCCGGCGCAATGCTTGCCTGCGTTCCTCGCGCTGTTCTTCATTCAATGCGATGTATTCGAATTTCCCTTGCACAGCCTTTACGGAGCGCCCTAGTCGTTCCGCGATTTCCTTTACGTCATGCCCGTTCGACTTCATTGCGAGCGCCATCTCAACCTGATCCGGCGTCCAGCGGTTCAGTCCTTCCTTGGTTGCCGGTATGTGCCAGTGGCTCATGCTCCCCCCTCCACAATCTCAGGCGCGATCCAAGCGAATTCGCCAAATGCTTTGCGCGCGGCGCTCGAGTAAGCCGCGGTTGCGTCCGATAGGTTTTTGAAAGAACCTAAATGATGGCGTCGGCCATTAATTTTGATGCCGGCGATAAACCTGTTGCCGCGACGATAAACGCCCTTCGTCCCGAGATGGCTTAGAACTCTGCGGTTTGCTGCGTTCTGCTGGCCGTCTGCTTCCCGCAGGTTTTTGATAGCGTTATTTGTTCTGTTGCCATCGATATGATCCATGCGAGACAATGGCCATCTGCCCTTCATAAAGAGCCATGCGAGGCGGTGTGCCTTGTAAACTCGTCCGTCTACACTGAACTCTAGATAACCATCTGAAGTTAGGGAGCCTAAAGGCTTCGATCCGCCTCGACGAAAGAACAATCCAGTTCTCTCGTCATAGTCGAGAAGGCTTCTGATTTTATCGGCGGTCAATATTTTCATGTTCTGCGATCTCAGGGGCGATGAATACCGCGAAGCGCGCGAGCCGCGTGGATAAGCGCAGTAATGTCCTTGCCGTAAAAATCCGCATCGCTCGCATTCATCGCTCCCGCCAGTGTTTCGAAGCGGGACGCGAGGTCGCTTGCTTCGCGGCGCGCTCGTTCTGAGGCGCCGATGATTTTCTCTGCTACTTGCTGCTTCGGCCGCTTGGCTTCGCCGTAAAACAGCGCCTTGCATTGCCGGAATGAGATACCTGCCTTGGTCGCCGCTCGTGCAAGCCAGGACTCGCGCGTATCGAATGGCCGGTAAGGACCGGCAATGTCCGCGATGCGATCTGACCAATCGACTGCTGTACTCATTTTCTTTCCGTCCGAACTTTCCGACATCTCGGGAACTCCATGTGCTTAGTTGCAAGCCATGGACACCGAGAGTGAAGACACACACTCAACTTTCACGATGATCGGCGCTGCTACGCTGACCGTCGCAAACTCACTGAAACCAACTAATGACCGCCGCACACAGCAGCGGGATTGCGAAAACGGAAATGATGAAGGCAGACCAGAACCAGAATGAAATCCGGTCCTCGGAAATCGGATTGCACCGCGCCTCAACGGGCGGCGCATGATGGCGCGCACCGCTTCGCACTTGCCCCGGTGTGAGGTGGTGCGCGGTCGTTTGTGGGAGGCCGAAGTGACGGGCGCTCATGACGATGCCTCGTCTAATGCGACAAGTTGCGCTCCGCGAGATGACGCAGCGCGGAATCGAAAGTCGCGGCGATTAACATTTTTTTCTGTGGAGTCAGGATCGGGTGTGGTTTGATGAAATTTCTTCTCGGGACGGGAGGAATTTTCATGACAGACGAGGAATTGATCGAACAAAGCTCCACACTCCCGCCGGTTTATGTCGATGGGTTCGGCGCATATCGCAAAGTGAATGGCGTGTTGCGTTGCGTGGGATTCATTTTTGAAGGAGGGGCGCAGCTGAACTTGGTTGTCTCCCTCGCCGGCGCAGACGTTGCGCAAGCAGAAACCAGAAGGGTTCTGCGCGAAAAACAGGGCAGGACGCTCAATGTTTGGTCTGGATCGCGGCTCGCGCACTAAGATCATGATGCGGCCTCGCTCTCGGAAAAGATTTTTGCGAGATCGGGCCGCTGATCTTTCGCAGGGATGCCGCTTATTGCCGTGAATGCCGGAATCATCTCCGGCGGAATGTCTTGGTCGCGCTCAATCCGCGACAACTTCGCAGCGGAAGGGCGCTCCAGACCATGCTGCTCAAGGAGGTCGCAGACATAATCCAAGCTATACCCGGCTTCCTTCCGCCAAATCCTAAGTGCGCTTTCGGGCTGTGTGCTCATAATGCGAAAACTTACACCGGATGCAAGTCCTGCACAAGCGTAATTTGCATCTGATGAATGGTGTAAATTTGCATCTAGTGTAAACTGCTGAAATGTCTGCTCGAATTGGATATAAAAGGCCTGGTCAGCGTCGCCGCACCTTCATCAAGGAGTGGCGCGAGTACCGTGGCTATAGCCAGGAAAAGCTGGCCGGGATGCTGGATACGTCTGGCAGCATGATTTCCCGCATCGAGAAGGGCATTACGCCATATACACAGGACGTTTTAGAGGCCCTTGCAGAGGCCTTGATGACGGACCCGGCATCGTTACTAATGCGTGATCCGTCGAATCCTGAGGCTTTATGGTCAATTTGGGACCAGGCTCAGGAAGGGCAGCGCAAGATGATCGAGGAAGTCGCCCGGACGATCATCAAAACCGGCACAGCCGGCTAGGCGCCGGTCAATTCCAGCTCCCAGATTTCAGTTTTTGGGCCATCCGCCCCATCCCCGCGTTCCATCGGGCGCGAAATTCTTCGCCCGCGTACCCCTTCTCCCCATCATCTGCCGATGCCGACCTAGATTCGCCCGCGAATACAGGGTTTTAATTCCCATGCAAAATTTCTTGCATCTAACGTAAGTTTTTACTTGAGTTGTTTTGCATCTGGTGTAAGGTGATCTCCACACCACGGGAGAGCGCCATGAGCAACTGGAACGGATACCGAGCATCAAAAGTCGCTGGCGGCGGAATGCTGAATGGCTACGCCACTCCGAAGGCCAAGCAGGACTGGTCAATCGGCTCTTTCGTCAGCGTCGGCTTTCTTCGCGGACTTCTGGTCATGGCGAAGTCCAGCGGCACCTACAGCCTCCATCACATCCAGTCGGGTCGGAAGTACGAGTTCACTCCGCATCTCGGCCTCACTCGGATTTGAGGGAGAGCGCCATGCACATCCATTCAGATTTTGCGATCCTCGACGTAAAGGACGGCCGGCACGAGTTGGCGAAGCGCATTCGGGCTGGCGAGAAATTCACCGTCACTTTCGACCTGACATTGGACACGGTGCACTCCAAAGACGACGGAGTGTCGATTGAGTTTTCCGGTTCTGTTGGCCGTCTCAGTATTTACAGCGTCACCGCTCCTGCGAAGGAGATTGCGTGATGTTCAACGCCGAAGCCTCCAAGACCAATTTCCTCGCCAAGGTTGCCAATCTTGAGCCTTTCATCATGGGCCTTCGCGCCGGTTCGGAAGAACTAGAAGGTCGCGCGTCCTATATCCGCGCATTCACCAAGTTCGCAGCCGATCACATCGAAGAACTGATGGCCGATGCGTCGGTGTCGATCTCCTGCGGGCGGATTGATGAGGAAGATGCGCGGGCCATTGCTGATGCTGGTGACGACTGCGCCGGGCAGTTGATGCGCGCTGCTGATCTTGTTGCGGAGGCAGCGTAAATGATCCTCACCGAGCAGGAAGCCCAGACCAAGCGGTGTCAGGAATCATTCGGATCGCAGCCAAACGCACCATTCGGAAGTCAGCACATGTCGGTCTCAGCTGGTTACGTCCAGCCGATGTCTCCGACGCATTGCATCGGCTCTGCCTGCATGGCGTGGAGGTTCTCTGCCGACGAGACTGGCGACGGCATTCCGCGCGGCTACTGCGGAAAGGCCGGTTTGCCATGATCCTCCCCACTCTCCAGCAACACCTCGCGGTGCAGGCCCACGTCAGCACCCTTGCATCATCGATCAGCGAGCTTGTGAAGCTCCGCATTGATCCGGCGACAGAAGAACTCATCGCGAACGAGGAAGGCAGTTTGCTTGCGGCTTTGGCGAGCCTGCAGCTTCTCTGCTCGGAATTGCGCGAAACCCGCTCCGCCTCCCGTCCTCTCAACCGCAAATCAGAACAGGTGCATCAATGAACGCTGAACAGCGCGCAGAATTGCTTGAGCAGTCAGTAGCCCACTTCAAGGCTGATATGTTGCTTCGTGGCACATATGGCGAAGAAGGTGCCGAAAACTTCAAGGGCTGCTCGGTCGGATGTCACCTTCACCACATCTTCCCGGATGCAACACCGGATGAAGTTTCCGACATGGACGAGAAGCATTTCAAAGTCGCCATGCACTACGGCTACCCGGAATGGCTCGCGCTATTGCAGGATTCTGTATTCGAGGGTCTGCCGAACGGCGAAAGTGCCAAGTGGCATGTTCAACTTGCCGAGACGCTTCATGCCATGCCCGATGATTACGATTGGCAGGCGGCGCTTCATCGTTGCCATGCAGCCATCCTGCGCGTGACGTTGCCTACGGCTGGTACGGCAACTGAGGTCGTCCTGGCTGTTATTGATCTGCACGATAAGGCCGCAACCGGCGAGGCAGCGTGGCCGGCAGCGGAGTCGGCAGCGTGGTCGGCAGCGAGGTCGGCAGCGGAGTCGGCAGCGGAGTCGGCAGCGGAGTCGGCAGCGAGGTCGGCAGCGTGGCCGGCAGCGGAGTCGGCAGCGAGGTCGGCAGCGGAGTCGGCAGCGGAGTCGGCAGCGGAGTCGGCAGCGGAGTCGGCAGCGAGGTCGGCAGCGTGGTCGGCAGCGAGGTCGGCAGCGTACCAGCAAATCCGTGACGGCGTTCTGGCGGCGCTTGCCAATGTCTCGGTGCCCGCATGACCCCCACCCATACCACAGCAGGCGCGCGGACGGCGATTCTAGAGAGCAAATGGGAATGGTTCGGCATGGCCGGTCATTTCATTTGCGCTGATCGTTGCCTTCATCATCTTACAACAAGGGTCGGCAACTTTCTGGTCTCGACCGTGGGTGATTACCGACCGAGGCGGGACGGCGAGCAATTAGGCAAGCGAGAACAAATCGGCTGTGATCGCTTCTTTGAAACTATGGTCTTCAAGGTTGGCAAAGGAGAATGCAACTGCGGCTGCGGACTCCCGGCATTTTCCACCTCGGAGATCGACTTTCTCTCGGCAAACGACCACAAAACCGCTGACGCCAATCATCGCAAACTATGCCGAAAATACGCCCGCGCCGCCCTCAAGACTGCGGGAGGCGAGTGAATGAGCCTTCATCAGTCGCAACTCGCGCCGGCAGAAAATAAATTCCACGTCGGCAACGGATCCGACGGAAAACACTATTGGCTGACGCCGTGGGATGATCCGGCGTTTGCTGCTCTCAGGGAGGAGTTCGGACCATTTTACGATCCCTGCCCGTATCCCCGACCAGACGGCTATGACGGCCTTACGGCCGATTGGGGGCCGTGCAGCTATGTCAATATCCCGTTCGGATCTGTGCTTCGCTTCAAAAGCAAAAACTGCAAGCACGAAACAGAGACGAAGAAATCTCGCACCTGCATTCATTGTGGGGAGGTGGGGAAAAAGCTCGGTCCGACTGCTTGGATGCGTAAAGCAATAGCCGAGTCTCGCAAGGGCAAACGAGTTCTACTCGTCTATCCGGTCGATAAGTGGCTTCCCATGATGCTCAAGGAAATCCTTGGCGAACATGGTGAGGTCAGGAATCTAGGCGACGTGCGCTGGCTTGCAACCGAGGACGGATCCCGAGGTAAGGGCACTGGCAGACACATAGTCTGCTTCATTCTTGGTCCGTCAAAACCCACCCTCCTCCAATCCCGCGAGGCCACCCATGGCTGAGGGAAAGGGAAAATGGACTTCTGTTTTTCAAACCGGCGGCAATCGGTTCATCATTCGTAACGAACGCCGCGCGGACGTGACGAGCATTCCCACCAAGGTCGAAGGAGCCGCCGATTACGCCAACCTCATCGTCACCGCCGTCAACACCTACCCAGCAGTAGCGGAGTTGGTGAAGGCGTTGGAGGATTGGCTCTACTACGCAGAGGAAAATCTTAGTGAGTTCGATTACGAGGATTGCCACGCCGAGAAGCTTTGTCATCGGTGCGAGAGTTCAGGGTGCATCAATCTAAAAATACGCAAGGCTCGTTCCGCCCTCACCCGTTTCCGCGAGGCTCAGGCCGGGGGTGGAGAATAATGCAAACCACCGCCGCACAACTCGATATGTTCGCAGCGCCACCCGCTGTTGAAGTCGAGCGCGAACCGGACGCGCTTGTCGAAAGGCTGGTTTCGTCAGGCCTTGTCGCGAACGAGTATCTGCTGAACCTGAACGCATCGTTATCTGTGGCCCGCGATGATTTGCCTTCGCGCTTATTTCAGTTCCCGGTTGAGTTTGTAAGCCGGGATCGGACGGAAGATGAAAGCCGGTTGCTGCTAGTCCATCCCGATCTTGCTTGCTTCCCGTTCGTTGATGAGATCGAGGCAAAGGCTGGAGTCCGCCCCGTCTGGGAACCGCTTGACGAATTTGGCCGGGATCGCGGATCGAACTGGCGCTATTTCCACGCCGTTGATCTGCTGACTGACAAACATTGGCGCGACCTGATTGCTACTCGGAATTTCACTGACAACAAGGCCATTGTTCTCGGCCTTTGCTTCCACATGGATTATGGCAATCTCAGCACCGAGAATGCCCGCGCCGTTTTAGGTGAAATAGGTTCAACCGAACCGAGCGACAAAAGCGCAGACTTTCTTCATTCACCGCGCGTCAAAGTCACGCATTGCCAGCAAGGCAAGTTCGTCGGCTTCGACCGGCGTGACCACCTGTCGATCTGGGCGGCAGTCCACGGCCTTGAAGCCAAGATATTCAAGCGCAGTCGCAACGGGCATCTGCAATTTTCACCGTCATTTCTTGCAGAGAAGGAAGCGGCATGAACAGCCCAATGACAACCGCCCCGACGAACGAGATGCTGGCGCTGGCTGATGAGTTGGATGCCAAGTTGCCTGTTTTCCACGGCAGAGAGCGTGACCTCATCGTTCGTGTCGTTACCGCTCTCCGCCTCGACGCGGCTGCACCGGCAGAGGGTGGGGGTGATCTGGTTTCGTATTTCAAACGTCAGATTGAATGGTCGCGTCAGACCTTCGGTCCTGCGCTACGCACCAAAGGCGTCATCGATCATATCCGCAAAGAGCTTCGGGAGATCGAGGACAGTCCGCATGATCTGTCCGAGTGGGTTGATGTCATCATTCTCGCGATGGATGGCTTCTGGCGACATGGCGGCGAGGCTTCCAACCTGCTCCCGGCCTTGCTGGCGAAGCAGCAGAAGAACATGGCTCGTGTTTGGCCTGATTGGCGATCAATGAGCGAGGACAGCGCGATTGAACATGATCGCACGAAGGACGCCGCCCCACCCCTACAGGCCCAGGCAGATAGCGATGCTGTGCGGGAGGCGCTGGCTCGTGCTTATTTGACCGGTCGCGGCATGGAGCAGTCGTCCATCGACGATGTATCCGAATTTAACGGTGAAACTTGGCAGAACGCCATTGAAGCCATCGCAGGCTTTGTGCCCGCCGCGCTCACCGCACCGGCAGAGAATGCGAGGGATGGCAAGGCCACTGAGAACGTCGGTCGATGGCTGGCTGCCGCCCTTGATGATCCGCAAGTATGTCAGGAAATGAAAAATGACATCTTAGCGTGGATGGAAGCGGGCAAGCCGAACGTGCAACCTGCCGCCACCCCCACGCCACCGAGCGCAGACGTGGCGGAGCTTGCACGGTTGAAGCAAGGCATTCGGGACATCGCGCAAGCTTGCGTAGATGGCCGCGTCTGCGATGACGTCGCGTGGTTCACGGCGATCCCGGCAGAAACCTTGTTCGACAAATGCTGCAACTTGCTCGATGAGGATTTGCCGACAATCCAATCCGCAGCCCCCGGCGGCGGGACGAAATCTGACGGGGCTTGTTTGTCCTCTCTACCTTCGGGAGAGAGTGAGCTGTTGGTGACAGCGGCTCGGGCTCCGTCAGACCCCGCACAAGAACCGTCCGTAACAACATTCGGCGGAAGCAGCCCCTGTTTCGGTAGGCCAGGCGACGCGCGGAACACTTATGTGGACGCACAAGAACCGGATGCGGTTGCGTATCTACACCGTCATCGGAAATTTGGTCGAGACCTTCAATTCACGCAACTAGAAGCCTGCGACCGCGAGCAAGGTTGGACAGAACAGCCACTTTACCGCACCCGCCCCGTCTCACTGGACCGGGAGGCGGTGCTTGACGAACTTTCCTACATCCTAGAAGGAATAATTCTGCGGCGTTTACGAGAAGATAAGATCGCCGGATACGTGTTCGAAACGGCAAAAGAGCAAACCGACGCCATCCTCGCCCTGATCGAAGGGATGACGTGATGGCGCTCAAGACCCACTTCGGCGATCCATGCATTCATTGCGACACGCCACATGATGATGTTGCGCCCGGAGACTGCCCTGGCGATTCAACGAAAGCCATACCGCTTGCATATTGCAGTCTAGGTGTTCGTTGGGATGGCGTTGAGCATTTTCGAATCCGGTTCTCAGATGGTCGCATAGAAGAGCGCCACAGCCATACCAGCTTCAAGGCTCCCTACTATCATTTTGGTTATTCCGACGAGCTTCGGACTCCTCCTCGTTATGACCAAAGGTTAAAGGAGCCCCGCCCATGACGACGCGCGACGATCTGGTGAGCGAACTGCGGAAGATAGAAGTTCGGCTAATGACGTCAAACGAGACGAAAGCTGACGCTTGGGACATTGGCCTTGCAATCGAACATCTTAACGCCAACGCCTCCGCCATCGAAGCGAAGGACGCGGAGATTGCGGAGTGGCGTCAGGCCGCGAGCGTTGAAGCTGCCTTACGTCGAGAATTTCTTGCTCGCGCTGAAGCCGCCGAATCCCGCATCTCCGATCTAGAGCGCCAGCTTGCCGAAGAGAGGGAGCAGTGCGCGGCAAAGGCCGATGCCGGACAAATTCATATGCGTGAGCTGTCTAGGAGCTTACCGAACGGCGAAGCGAAGCAGTGCGCGCAAATCTGTGCCAAGGCAGCGTCAGAGATCGCCGCCGCTATCCGGGGAGGCGCGAAGTGAGGCTGACAGACAGGCAGATCATTTGCGAACTCGCTCGCCTCGGTGAGGTACACCCGAACCATTTCAAAGGCGACGGAAATGGGTACGCGGTCGGAAGACTTGTTCGATCCGGATTTGCTGAATGGGTGCGCGGAAGGTTGCCGCATTCCGCTACAGCGACAGCGCTTCGCATTACCGATTCCGGTCGTCAGTCAGTTGCATTCGAGGCAAAACGCACCGCGCTCGAACAGTCCAAGGAGAAGTGATGGCAGATTCTCAACGCACCTTTGCTGTCGGCGCTATTGGCGGTCATCTCGCCGTGGCCTGCGATGCAATCAATGGTGCAGATAAGATTGCTCACAAGATCGGCGACGACACCCTGTCGAACAAACTGTTTAAGATCAGAAATTCTCTGGCGGCCATTCTACCAGAGCTTGAAGATAGGATGCGCAAGCCATGACCCTCTCCCCACAGCGCCTGGAGAAGGCGGCGGAGGCGCCTCTCTGGACACCGGACGGCCTAAGTCGCTTGCTTGGCGCTGTTGACGGTTATGTGCATAGCATCGTCGCCATCCGGCGAATGATCGCAAGTTTCGATAGCTTGTACTGCGGGCGATATCCAAAACATCACACCCGAAAAATTGAACGAAGAAACGCAATCACCAAGCCGCTTCGCGAAGTGGCTGACAGACTCGAATCTGACATGCGCAACTGTCAGGAAGTCTACCAGCGCGAATGGCAGCGAGCACGATCAGCCGAACTCACAGAGAGGGATGTGGGATGAGCAGACGCACATTCAATAATAGCGGATACCCGTGCGATCCGTTCGATATTAGCGATCAGTTATGGGCCTATGCTGATCGAAAAGGCCTGTGCGTTGTCATGCGCCGCGATGGCAAAGGCATCGAACTTGATATGGTGCCATGGCGCGTTATCAAACAAGCATTGGACGACCACAAGAAGGCCAAGTCTCGCCGACTGCGCCCCTCCCCTCCCAATTCGGAGGACGCTGGATGACGCGGGCTGCTCCTACTCGCGATGACGATCCTGTAACGCTTGCGGATGCCGCGAGCCACTTTGGGCTGTCCAAGGGCGTCTTGAAGGCGGACGGCCTGCGCGGGAAACTCGCGATGTACAAGCTTGGGCGCCAATACTACACGACACCAAATGCAGTCAGGGAATGGGTTGAACGATGCCGCGTCGAGCGTCAGGACCGCGCCTCTATCTCGATAAAAGACGGCGACAGTGGGCCATTCGCGATGGATCGAGTTTCATCCGCACGGGATGCGCTGAGGCACAGCTTGAGTGGGCTGAAAAGCTCCTAGCAAAATACATCGCGGCCAAATACACGCCGCCAAGATCGGATTCCCCGCCGGTTGCCGACATTCTTCTGTTCTACCTGAAGGACCGGGTTCCGAGCATGAAATCCCGCTCGGCAAAATACAACGTGTCGAATCTTTCAGACTTTTGGGGCGATAAGACGCTCGCAGAGGTGACCGCTGCAAATTGCCGGGCTTACGCCAAGAGCCGCACACAGTCAGCAGCGCGAGCCGATCTAGAAAAGTTACAATCCGCGATCCGGCACTGGCACAAGGAGCATACGCCGCTGGCCGTAGTCCCGAGCGTCTGGAAGCCGCCACGTAATGAGCCGCGCGATCGATGGCTAACGGTTCCAGAGGCGGCCAGACTGGTCAAGGCCGCGAAGCGAGCGGAACACCTTAAGCGATTTGTCCTGCTCGGCCTCCACACAGGATCGCGCGCCGGAGTGCTGCGAAATCTGGAATGGTCATGGATCGATTTAGAGGCCGGTACGATGCGCCGCCGTGCCCCCGGCGTATCCGAGACGGCAAACAAGAGAACGCCGCCTATAAGGCTCCCAAGGAAGCTGAAGCACTTCCTGAAGCGATGGAAAGAGGCTGACGGCGGGAAGGTCAAGTATGTGGTCCACTACAATGGACAGCAGATCAAGCGTGATCCCTGGAGGTCGTGGAAGGAAGCATGCAAAGCCGCCAAGCTGACAAAGGTCCATCCTCACGTCTTGCGCCACACTCGCGCGACGTGGATGGTGCAGCGCGGAGTGCAGCCTTGGCAGGCCGCAGGCTATCTGGGAATGACGGTCAGGGTGCTGGAGGCGACATACGGTCACCACAGCCCTGATTGGCAAGCCGACGCCGCCGATATATGACGAAACTGAACCGAAAAAGAGCCAAGACGCGATGGATGCTATACATGTGGTAGGTGGTGGATTGGCCGGGTCAGACAGCGCCCCTATCTAAGTTATTGATTTCTAATGATCGATAGATGCAGTTAGACCGTGAACGGATTGGCAACATCTGCTTATATCTGTGCCGAAACTGAGCCATGCGAACGCCTGATCTAGCCAGTCCGATGTTCTTGCTCTGTTCGAGTGCTCTATATACGATCCGGCCATGACCCCCGGCCCTCTCTCCAAGATCATCGATGAGGCAGATACATGAGCGAAAACTTTTTCGAAGACCGCAAGCGAGAATTTGAAGAAGGGCAAAAGCGATGGAGAGAACTAACCAAGGATTGGTCTGAAGAGGATCGCGCATGGGCAGAACGATTCTGGCAGAATGCAGGAATGCCATGGGCCTAACTCAAATCCTCAACGAGCCGCGTCTAGGCTACGTCGAGGAGCATGGGTCGAGGGACAGGCCGGTGAAGCGATGAAAGTGATCGTTTGCGGAGGTCGGGATTTTCAAAGCCCTGCACAGGTCTGGCTGGAACTGGATCGGCTGCATGAGGCAGCACCGATTACTCAACTCATGCAGGGCGGCGCAACAGGCGTCGATACCTTCGCGAGGGAATGGGCCGCCAAACATCCCGACATTCAGCGGTTCGTATGCCGGGCCGATTGGGATAAGCACGGCAAGGCTGCCGGGCCGATCCGTAATGCTCGTATGCTTGAATGGGGACCGGACGCCGTGATCGCCTTCCCCGGAGGGCGAGGTACAGCCAACATGGTCAAGCAGGCGGTTGATGCTGGTGTTCGCGTGATCCACTTGCTGGCCGATACAAACGACGCCTGAAACAACAAAAAAGCCCGCTCTCCGAGCATGGAGGGCGGGCTGTAGTTTGGGGAGGTGCAGGCGTAACCCGGCCTACTGCGGGAGGGCGTCTTAAAGATAGATGATCTTCATGCGCAGATACCTTGCCAGCATCCATTCAATGCGAGCGCCGCCGG